GGCTACAGCCGAGGCTACAGACTGTGGGTTAGACCCTGCAGAAACGCGCAGGATGTTCTCTTCTTGTTCTGACAATTTATGCTCCTTGGGTTACGAATTATTTTTCCCCGTGGCATAAAGTATGAGGCCTAACTTAGACAAAATAAGGTTAAAAGTCTCGTTTCCAATGCAGATAAGAACGAACATAGGTGGCTGCGTAGGCTAAAGATGCAAATATAAAACCGTATTGGTGGGTTGTTATTGCATAGGTCATCCAGAGGCACTCATTAAAACCAAGTACAAACCAGCCCCACATTGATTTTTGACCTACAAAGTAAATACCAGTAACGCCAATTATGGCTAGCACCCATGACCACATTAGGGTCTATCCAATGGTGTAGGAGCCTTTGCATAAGTCCCACAGGAGGCGCACTCCATGTCTAAGAAATATGTTGACATTTCATAATCATCAAAGCAGGCTTTTATATTCCATACAAATGATTTACAAACTGGGCAAATGTGGTGGACCTCATTGGCATGGTCCATCGTGCCTGTGTAATCAGGCTTTAGCTGTCGGATAGGCCTGCTCATGAAGCTTGTCCAATGCTGCTCGTTGTTCGGCCATCATCTTTTCAATTTGTTCTATTTCATCTGGAGCCAGAGTATCTTTTTGATCTTGATACATCTTTACGCCGATCTCAAAGTTCTGCTCTAAAATTTGTAGCTGAACTCTACGGCGCTCTGCTACAAAGTTTTCTGCTTCTGCTAAACGTTCAGCTCTTTTATCCTGTGTCTTACTCATGTTAACCCCAAATACTTAGTACAGCAGATAATAAATCAGCAAGACTTCCGTATAACAGTGCTAAGAATTTTAACGCATTCATTGTCCACCCCATCCACCGCCCTTAAAATGAGCTGGTATGGCAGACCATACACGAGACATAGTAGATTGGCAAGGCGAGCATGTAGGACTGCTTTCTTCATCAAAGGATCTTGTTACCTCTATAGTAGAACCGCACTTGTCGCATTTATAATCGTAAGTAGGCATTTAGTATTTGTGCTGCTCTATCTCAATAAACGGGCCTGAGGTATAAACGTCTAGTGAAGCTGCAATCTCTAGGGCTTCTCCAATAGAAGCGCCAGCGTGAAGGGCGCCTAGCGCATAGGATGAACCATTCCCTACCCCATAAAAACCTGTGTCTGTTCTACATACAGATAGGTCGTCTGCAACATCAAATACTTCTCCGTTGACTGCTATAAGGAAATGAAACCTAGGACCGTCATCTCCTTCTTTGCGCTCTTCGTCAAAGTTGTAGCCGTTAGACTTCAAGCATTCTCTAAGTGAGGGCATGGCTTTTGCAATCATAAAGTGGTAAATGTCTTTTTTGTCCGATGCTGTAAGTGAGGGTGGCTTCCAAAGGTGCTGGGCAATGTCACATGGCTGCACCTCACCACTACCACCAATTAAGAAAGATCCTCGCTCACTAATCTTTTCCATGTTGGGGTGCCTAAAGATACGGCCTGAGCCGTCTGTGACTTGGTTATCTGCCCCTAAGACGCATCGATCGGGGTACTGAACAGCTACTATGGTTGTCAAAGGGTGCCCTATCGCTCTCTGAACTTCGGATCTTGAAGTTTAACATAGACATCCCTCTCGTATGTACGTGAATGCGACCCTGAGACAAGGTGAGCTAGTACGTAGGAGTCAGCAGCGTTGTCATCTGAGAATTCCGCCCCAAAGTTTTTGTACACACTGAGCATTATCTGGCTCTTAGAGACCCCTGAGGCCTTGCCACAGGCATATTTCTTGAGATTGGTAGGGGGGACAATAAGGGGATAGATTCCAAAGTCGTATAGGGTCAATTTAACCATGCCCCCAAGCTCCCCTAGCATGTTAGCCATCTGGGAACCAAAGGCGTAGCCCTCCATAGCCACGTCCTCAATCTTGTCAAACTTGTGCAGCCAGTTCATTACGTGGGCTTGGATGTCAGACAGCCTGGCTATACCTCTTTGGTCAGACTTGTAGACCTCCGTATAATAACTGCCCTGTTGATAGGCTGTTACGGCAAACCCGCTGTAAGACTGGTCTATACCTAGATACACGGGGTTCTCTGGGATTACCAGACCTCCGTGGAATACTTTCATTAGTAACCGCGTGCCTTTAGAACAGATGTTCGACGGGTAAGTTCACGGCTAGTTAGTTGATAGTACCGCTCTAGGTTGTCCATAGTGGTCTTCAGTAACTTGTGATAAGCCTGTGCCCTGAGCAAATTGTTAGCTAGGTCTTTCATAATTGGATCAGTAATAATCATGGCTTTTACTGTGGTGGCTTTGACCTTTGGGTCAGAAGACTTGGATAAAAGCATCTCTGCCTCAGTAGTGTCGTAAAGGTTATCGGCTTCTGTCACAGCCAGTTCGGCGCAAGCAACCTGAGTTAACATGAAGTTATAGTTTTCCATATAACAACGGGCTAGCTCCATTAGCTCTTGGTCATCTACCGACGTGATGTCATTAGGGAAAGGAATGATATCAAGGTTGAGATTGCGCCTTACTGGAAGGCCTTGTGCTTCTAAAACACCGATAATGTCTTCACTGATACCAGTGGTAACTATGCTAATCATTGTACCCCTTACATTTAGCGCACCCGTCTGACGATATATTACAGGCAGGTGGAGTATTGTTTTTAACCGACTCAACAATCATAGCAGCAGCTTCAAAGATATGGGTAATCCCGAAGTCACTCTTAGGAACTACAAACTCTTTAGCCTCTTGATTAGACTTGTTCTCATAAATAATGACTGCCTCTTTTGGATAGTCTTCGTAGTTAAGAAGTTCAGCCAACTTCATGTAAATCTGCACTTGCATTATGTGCTTCATAAAGGGCGCGCTAATAGCCTTCCAAGTTTTATCAAAGTCATTGTTATTCTCAGCCAGTAACTCTGGGCACTCAAAGCGCAGTGTTCCCATGCCAACAGATTTAATCTCTAGCATTAGGGCATCTCCCAAGCCGACTAACCAACCATCTGCATGACCAGAAATGCGCAATGGTTCGTAAAATAGAGGGACTTCACAGTATTCAAGAGGACCGTTATGGCAGTCTGCACCGCCCCAAAAGAACTCTTCACATTCTATGCAATACCACTTGCCGTATAGAACACCCATCTGATGTAACCAACTTTGCCACTTGGCGTGGATAGCGTGTCCTTCAGCAAAAACTGAAGCGAGGCGTAAAGTGTTAGTACGATTACTTATAGGCTCTTCGCCTTGTAATTGAAAGTAAGAAGCTCTGTGGCACCAGTCTGCGGCAACCATCTCAGAGGGATGTAGAACATCTGTTCGACGTGATTTATCTTTAGGTTTGGACATTAGATAACGTTCTAATGAACCGAGTACGCGGGTCTCTTTTTTACCCACGTCTACAAATTTCTTTAACTGACTTCCCATTTTCATGGGAGTAACCTATCACGACTCTTTGGTTAATACCCACTCCTTTAGTGTCATACCTGCGCGTGTCGCCTTACGCTTAAGGGCATTACGCTCACGGTGACTCATGCCACCCCAAATTCCGTGCGTGTCTTCCATCTCCTCCGCATACAGTAAGCACTGCTTACGTACGGGGCATTCAGGAAGACCGTCTTTACCGTAGCAAATAGCTTTTGCTCGGTCAGCAATATCTTTATATTGGTCTTTATCTCTTGGCGGGTACCAAGTATTAGTGTCTATTCCTCGACACTTGGCTTTGTATCTCCAAGGTTCTGGTCCGAGATCTTCGTCGTACAAGTTTTATGCTCCTGGAAGCTCAGGCGCAATTCTAGATAATCATCTTCTGTTAACAATACGTAGTTCTCATCGTTAAGACTTATGCCTAATGCAGGCATCCGACTTTCAAGTATTGCTTCTTTAATGATCTTCTCCAGAACCGCGGCTTTAACGGTAAAGGAGGCTTTGCCCGTCCACTTATGTTCTATTAGAACATCCTTAGCGCGAACATCACCTTTACGACTCCAGAAAGCTCCGCTTCCAGCGTTACGTTTCCCGTTAAGAGCTTTTGCAAGTCGTGCCTCGTGCTTCTGAGATTCTCTTTGACCCTTACTCTTCATGAGCGTGTTTAGAGCCTGCTTTAATAGAATCTAACACGTCACGTTCAAGGGTCTCTTGAAGATCAATTTCTTCCCGTATGGACGCTAGCATAGCATCACTACCTTGCCATTGTCTATCCGCGTATCTGTAATAGGCACCTGCACGTGTGATGACTTTATTCAGCATTCCAATAGACAAAATCTCTTTAGCAAAGTCAAACTGACCTGCAGGGATATCACCACCATCTGCAAAGTAGAAATCAACTATTGCTACTTGTCCAGGGGCAGCTGACTTGTTCTTTATGATTCTAATCTTGATTGACTGGCCTACCTTGCGCTTTTCCTGCCCTGTGCCAGCCTCAATCCACTCATCACGACGGACTTCCATGCGAGTAAAGAAGGCGTAATCCTTGCCCAACCCTCCTGGGGTAGTGCGTGGGTCTCCGTACATAACACCAATCTTTGATCTCCACTGGTTAATGATTAGTCCAATGAATGGACGCTCTGGGCGGATAAGTGAGCGCTTAGACGCCTTACCAACCTTGCGGAAGAACTTATTTGTTAGAAGAGCTCCTCGTCCAACTGTTGATTCTTCCATTTCTTTGTCGTCTTCTGCGCTAGGAACCAGAGCAGGAAGACTGTCAATAACAATGCAATCGATAGCTTTGCTTTCGACAATTTGAATGACGGCTTCATATGCCTCCTCCATTATATTAGTTGCTACTACATATACGCGTGAAGTATCCACGCCACACATCTCTGCATAACCTGCTACCCACTCTTCAGCAGCTACCCACACAGTTGTAAACTCTGGGTCACGCTTTTGATTTGCAGCGATAGTTTTAAGGGCTAGTGCAGTTTTTCCATTGCTGGCTTCACCAACGAGTTCATGCCATTGATTAGAGGGCCAACCACCACCAAGAGCAACGTCTAATGCAACTGACCCTGTAGTAGTTCTCTTACCTGTCTCAGTAATATCTGAGCCAAGAACGATTGTGTCATCGCCCATCTTTTTATTGATGGCGCTAAATACTTTTGCTAGATCTCCTGTTAGGGTGCTCATCCTAAGAATCCTCCGTCTGCTCCGATTGCTGGCTTACTGCCATTGAATGTACCTGTTGGAACTTGTATTGCTGGTGTAGCAGGACCAGATGTTGATTGACCTGGAGTAATAATTCCCTTGCCTACCCCACTACCAGATTGTTGTATTGGGTATCCGCAGTCATAACAACGTGGCGTAGCACCTTGAATACTTCCATAGTTACCGCTGTTACATCCTGGGCAACGTGGTGCTTGTGGAGTTGCTTGTTGTGAAGGCGGATATTGAGGTTGAGAAGGCTGTACATAAGTGGCTGGTTGAGGCGCTGCATATGTAGGTGCGGGTGTCTGTGTCTCAACAGGATGCCCTAATTTTTTAGAGAACCAGTCTGAACTAGTCATTTATTTCTCCAATGTCTATAACATTTGAACGTATCATATTGTTCTGAATCATACCTAATTCTATACCTATAGAAAAGGCACCTATTAACGTGGACAAGGAGACCGCCTTGTAAACATTAAACATTCCCTCTTTGTGGTCTTCTATATCTTCCATAGACTCTATGTCTCCAGCAAGCATAGCCTCCTCTAAATGAAGGGCGGTTAAAGAACTTGCGCTTATGTCTGAGACTGTATCGAGAAAACTGTAGAGGGGCTCAAGCTTTTTAATACGGCTATCGCTGTCCTCTTCTTCTTTAGACTCTCCCTCTTCACTGATAGGTGATAGCCCAACAAGTTCGGCTAGCTTACTTGTGTCTTCAGATAGACCCGTGTCATACAGGTACCAACGAAAGATTGTGCTCATAGGAACTTCATTGATAATGACTTCAGTATCGTCTGAGTCTTTCTTTCTAAAGAACTTTGGTCTCATTACTTGGCTTCTCCCCACCTTTGGACAACTTTGATGTCAGCAATAAGTGGGACTTGTAGGTAATTAATACCTTCCATAGCCTCGCGTATAGCTTCTCTTGTTTCATCTACTAGCGCGTCTGGTGTGACGGTAACTATTTCATCGTGAACAGTTAGTATCATTTTTGCCTCAGATGGTATGCGCTCGTAGGCCCTAATCATAGCAAGTTTAATTATGTCCGCTGCCGACCCTTGGATACGGGTATTGAAGGCTTGGCGCTCAGCGCTGGCACGAAAGCCAATGATCTTGGACTTGATATCGGGAAGGTAACGCCTGCGCTTTAAGATAGTGGAGACGTAGCCAGTATTACGAGCAGCCCCAATAACCTTGGCGCGGTACAAATCTACAGAGGAGAACTTATCTGAGAAGTCAGTCAGAAGTTTCTTAGCTTCTTGTACAGAGCAACCAATCTGACGTGAAATCTTATCTGGTCCTACTCCATAGGCAATGGCTAGAACTAAGACCTTACCCGCCTTACGGCTAACCCCCATAGTGTTACCAATGGTTGTATAGATATCCTCACCATCTAAATAGTTCTGAATCATAATTGGGTCGCCTGACATAGAGGCAATGATTCTAGGTTCAATCTGTGAGTAGTCGGCTACTACTAACTTGTGTCCTTCAGGAGCAGCAAACATATTACGGATCATCTTTCCGTAGTCCTTATCTACAGGTACCTTGTCATTAGGCGCAGGAAGATTTTGCAAATTAGGGTTGGAACTAGAGAAACGACCTGTATCTGTGCCCCAAGGTTTGAAGTCCCCGTAGATTTTGCCGTTAATTAAAAGGCTTTCTTTCTCTTCAACCTTAGACTTACCGTTAACTGACTTAATTACATCGCCACCAACATAAGGGATTATGTACGTGGTAAGTAGCTTATTAATGCTTGCATACTCAAGTAGGGACGCAACTAATTCATCATCAGGATAGGCCTCTAAAGCATCAGCAGAAACAGACCAATCAGATACTTCTCTTTGTTCTGGTGGCTTCTTCTCGCCTTTAGTTGTAGGAATCTTGGGCTTTAAACCTCTATTGCCCTCTTCTATAGGACCATAAAGTAGCATCTGCTTCTCTGGGTTAGAGTTAATATTAAATACCTTGCCAGCAATGCGATAGATATCTGAGCGAACTCTTTCAATCTCTGCCTCAAACTTAACATGTAAAGCTTTTAAGTGTTCTGTATCAATATTGGCGCCAGTAAGTTTCATTTGGCAAAGTACTTTAAGAACGTCCATCTCTAGAGTCATTACTTTATCTACCTCTGACTCAACCAGCTTTGGCGCAACCTCTTGCCAGAGAAGGTACGTGTACTTTGAATCTAGATAAGAGTATTTAGCTACCTCAGAGAAGGAATAGTCCTCTACTTTGTGGCCAATACCTTTCTGCATGCTGTAACCAAGTTCGCGTTCAAGGCAATCGTCTAGACCTAGCTTTCCGCTATTACGGCTATCGTATAGAAAGGAACCAATTAAAGTATCAAAATATGGGCCTGAAGGTATAACGTTGTCGTAGTACTTAGCCACGGACGATAAATCAAATACTAAGTTGTGACCAATAGTAAGTATGTTCTCATTAAACATAAGAGGCTTTAAAGCCTCAAAGACTTCTGCTGGGAATAACTGCTTAGGTGCAGGGGTAAAATTCTTATCGTACTTTTTCTTATTACGTGAGTAGTCATACTCACGTGCAGGTAGACCAGCGTCTACACGTGCCTGTCCTTGTCCTGTAAGTGGCTTTACGTAATTAATGAATTCTCCGTTGGGATGTCCCATAGGAATAACATCTCCGCGACCGCGAGTTGCAAAAGAAATCCAAACAACTTCATTGACTGCAGGAACTTCTCTGCGCTTGCCAACGGTCTCTACGTCAAAGGCAAAAGAATCTTGCTTAAGGTAGTACTTGACCATCTCGTCAAGTTGTTTCTTTGTTGTAATTATATTCAAGTTATCCCCTATAAGTTAGAAGCCAGTGGAAGGGGTTTCACTGGCTTCCAACATCTATTTATTTATTAAAGTAATGAATCCGCAATGGCATCAAGTTCTTCCCATGTAGGAGTCTTGAGGTCAGCGCGGGTGAATGGCTCGAATGAAGCAACTGCAGCCTCTGCTGCTGCCTCATCAATTTGCCAATCTTCCATTAGGTCGCGTCCCTTAACAGGATTAACATGATAAGCAGTTGTCTGTTGCTTACCTGTACGACTTAGTGCCCAATAGTTTTTGGTCAATGGGCCTTGTGGGGAAAAGTGTGCTGCATGTAAAGACTTCCACAAGCGTGGTGTAGCAATAAGCATCTGGCGCTGAGGACCGCCTTCTGCAGATAGGTTCACAATAGAGAAAGCACGCTTCTCTTCTGGCTTGCTATTAAGCTTTACAATTAAAGGATCGTTAGGTCCTAGAGACATGTAAGACTTTTGGCCTTCCTTATTATTTAGGAAGTGTTGCTTGTATACAGCAAATGGACCGTCTTGGTCTAGGAACTTAATTACCTGGAAACCACCTTCGGTAAACTTAAATTCTTTATTAAAGTTACCTGCTGGGGATGTTAGTTTTTCTCCAGCATCCCATCCTGATTGGATGAAATTACCTGAAGCAGTTGATTGAGCTGGTCGTGCGTTGATTGCCTCGTTACTGAATTCATCAGTCTCTGGCAGATATGCGTCTGTGCGATTAATTGACATTATTTTCCTTTGTTAGTTAGTTTCTTGTGCGCGGATTTTATTCCACGCCTCGGCAATCTCATTACTGAGCTGTCGGTGTAAAGACCAGTCTATACGCTTTATCTCAAGAATGCCAGCTTTGGAGAACAATTCTATTGTCTCCTCAATCATGGCTCTGGAATACAAGCGGTTGCCTAGTCTATTTTCTCCATGCTTATTTTTAGTAGCAGGAAGTCTGTAGGGTGCTGAGGGCAAGTAGCCCTCTTTTATCCATGTTCGTATAGTAATGATGGGTCTACCTAGCGCCATTGCAAGCGATCCTATACCAAACATCTCAACGTCAATTCCGTTAGGTAGCGTTCTAATCTTTGGATTGGTATCCCAATTAGGGGATATTTTTATCTCTGGTTCTTTAATTACCTCGGGTTTACGTTTGCGTTTACTTCCTGGGTAGTACAAATCTCCAAAAGTAGATTCAATAAAATCGTCTGTCATTTACTATCCACAATAAAAGCAAAGATTTCTTTGGCAGGAAACATGGCATCAATATCTTCTTCAGTAAGGTAGCCCTCATAGAAAGCGGACATAATCGCTGCCTCATCTAGGGTAGGAACCATTTTAACGCAGGTGTCTTTGATTCCCTTTTGAGTAAGAATTGTTTCAGCAACATTCATGTCTAATGTCTTAGACACTTTGCGCTGTTTAGTAACTTTAACTTGGCCGATAGTATCTTCAAACTCTAATACTCTGTGGCCTTTATCATCTGCCTCTACAACATCGATCTCTTGTAGCAATCTGTTTTTAAGATCGGCCTGTCGGTTAGTTAATAAACTAATCTCGCCCTTAATAGACAGGAATTGACGAGCGCTTCTCTTGAAGTCTTCTAGATCCATAGCTACCCCCTTATAGGGCGCTACATTAATAGGCTTAGGAGGCCTTGTCAACCTTAATATAATTTTCTAGCGCTTCGATAATAACGCTAGTTACTGTGACCTTCTCTTTGGCTGCTTTCTTCTGGACAGCAAGCCAGAGCTCATCAGATACACGGATAGTGCGTGTAGGAGTCTTAGGTGCGTTAGGCATCCCTCAATTATACAGTAGATGAGAGTAAGAACTGCTTTAAGCTACCAGCAGTCATCTCTATACCACCCTCTTTAGTAATGCCTTCGCCGTCAATTACCGCGTTGGCCAGAGCGTTTTTCTGTTGGAGGAGTTCCCATTGTCTGACCTCAACGCTACCTTGTACGAGTAGGTCAGTAATAACGATTGATGGCCAAGTTGAAGACGCTCTTTTAATACGTCCGTTTCTTTGAACTGCTGTTCCAGATGACCAAGGGAGATCATAGTTGATGAGGAGATTAGCCGCAGGTAAATCCACGCCATAGCCACCAGCGTCAGAGCTGATGAGAACCCGAATACTAGGATCAGTGTTAAAAGCAATCTTGTTATTCTCTTTAGTCTTGGCGTCTAACCTACCTGAATAAAGCTTACATCTTTCAGGGCCTAGCTGCTCGGCAATCATGCCCAGCATGTCTACATAAGTTGCAAATATAACTACTTTGTTCTCTTCATTTTGTTCGAGAAAATCTTCCACATATTGCACAAGGTAATCCAGTTTAGGTGAACTGTGAATCCCATCAAGAGCGCCAGTATCAACAAGGTCGCAAGCATAAGCTGATCCTTCTCCATTCATTAACTTGAACTTATCGGCGCTAGTTTTTAGAAGTTGCGGATGAGAGCAGAGCATCTTAAGCGCGCCAATCTTTGACATGATCTTACCCCTCATTTCATCCTCAGGTCCACCACGCTGTGCTTCTACTCCATAGTGGGCAAAGATGTTAAATGAAGAGCCAAATAAAGACTGAGCTTCCTCCAAATCAAACATAAGGTCATTGACTATTTTGGAATAGAGTTTGCTGGTCTTACGATCAAATGTAATCTGGACAGGGTCTTGGTGGATAGTCTCAGGTAAGAATGGAGCTACGTCTGGGTCTTTCTGCGCTTTACGCACAGATGCCTCTTTCATTTTGGTGTGAAGTGTAGGCAAGTTTCTATAGTAGTTAACCCCACCCCAGCTATTACGAACAATAAAAGCTGAGTCAAAGATGTCAAAGCGCCCAAGAACAGTAGGGTCTACAAATTGCATAATGCTATAAAGTTCTTCTGGTTTTCCGTTTTCAATAGGAGTACCTGTAAGAGCAAATCTGTAAGGTGTTTGAATTAGCTTCTTTACATGCTTAGAGCGTTTAGACTTGAAAGACTTTATTGCTGTGGCTTCGTCAAGGACAACAAATCCTCTTGGCAGTTTCTCGATAAATTTCCAGTCATTAACGACCTGCTCATAGTTAAGAATGATGTAATCGACTCCTGAGGTACGCCAGTTAAATGCTTCTTCGTACTGCTCTGCTCGTTTCTTTGGGCTTCCGTCAATGACCAAAGCGCGTGAAGTACCATCTGTAAATTTCTCAATCTGATTAGCCCACTGATATTTCAGGGAAGATAAACAAATTATAAGTCCTGGCTCATCTATTTTCTGCTCATCCATTAGGCGCTCTATAGCCGCTATGGTGATAACAGTTTTACCTAACCCTAAGTCGTAAGCTACTAACATTTTAGTTCGCTCACACATGCGGTCTACAGCCTCAGGCTGATAAGGCAACAAAGTTCCTTTAAAAGTCATCTGCGTAATCCTTTAGCTTTTTCCTTCTAAGACTTGCGTTATGCTCAGAAGGGCACCGATACATATGCAATCGTCTGCAAGAATTTTTAGACTGTTCAATCATAAGGTCATGTTGACCAGGCGCATACTTTGCTATTACTTGCCCCAATTTATAGCAGTGATAGCACTGCTTATGAAGGTGGTCTCCTTTAAATATAGTTCCATCTTCTGCTTGAAAGTCTAAATTACCATGAGTCCACACCCAACAATGGTTGCAGGACGAGTAACGGCTCATTACAGAAGCATAGCCATTCTGGTTTTAACCGCAAGTTCGAGGCTAGCTACCGTGCTGTTATTGTGTATGACGCGGTCAAACTCCCAGTTATCTAATTCAGACTCAGAGATATGGTCATTAACAGGGCCTACAAACTCTCGTTGAATTCTCCAAACCTGACCGCCTAATTGTTTAATCATTACGGCCTCATTCTCAAACCTAACGTCAGTTACTACATATCTATTGTTTACCTCTTCCATTTTTCGCAAAGCGGCAATTACCCAGATGTCTTGATCTAACACGGTTCTAGCAGATAGGCCTAGGCTCTGAAGAAGCCTTCTTACTTCTTCTTTTTTCTTGGTCATCTCCCAGCCATATTCATTTACTACTGAGTTTAGGTGTAAACCGTTTTCTAAAATGGGGTTTAGGTCAATCAGTATGTCACGAATAGGGTCAGCAAAGGCCACCCGTTCAAACCCATAGTGCTCTATAAGAAACTTAGCCACTGTATCTTTACCGCTTTGAGCATATCCAGATAGTCCAATAATCATCTTAAAGTTCCTTCCAAACGTAGCATGTGTTTTGCCGTATCTAGTCCCGATATTACTTCTGGTCTACTCATCGCCCCTACATCTTTTACATCTATGTTGCCGTAGTTAAAGAACCAAGCTTCGGTTTTAAGCTCTCTACAACGTTGAAATAAATCTCTAGAGGCAGCTCTACCCGCTTCGTCATTATCCATAGCAAATATTATTCTATCCGCACCTCTGATAGCGCTTAGCTGGTCTATTGATATAGAACAGCCGTAGGTGGCAACTCCGCCAGGAATACCTATAGAAGCAAGGCGCACAACGTCTAGAGGAGACTCTACAACAACCATGTCCCCAGAGGAATACTGGTCGTAGCCAAATAGTGAGTGGCCTTTTTTCATGCCCTTAGGATGATTGTTGAAGTAACGATTTGTAAAACCTTTTTCCTGCCAACCAAGTAAATGACCATAGACATGTCGTACAGGAATAATCCAGTTGTTTTTATGTCTATCCCATCTAATGCGATAGGTGTTTGCAGCCTCTCTGGTTAATCCCCTAGCTTTTAAAGCTTCATCAGGAACATCCACAAAAGCGCTTAACATAGACTCAGTAACAATTACTTTCTCTTCTTCTTTAGCCTCTACTGGATTTAGTAATCGCAACATACGGTCTGTTAAATTCAATCTTGTAGAGGCAAACTCTGTAGCTTGATCTAGAGGGATACCCTTCATATAAGAAATTAATGAATGGATGTTTCCTTTGAACCCGCAAGAGAAACAAATATGGGCGCCTGACTCTGAGTTGATGTACCAAGAAGGATTTCTATCGGCATGGCCTGTGCGCTCTTCATGAGCAGGGCAAGCAGCCTGCACTTCAACTCCACGAGTTCCAATCACTTGGATTCCTAAAGTGTTTAGAGTAGCTTCCATATCCTCTAATGTCATAGGTCGTCGTTATCCATTTCACGAAACGCGCCTGTGTTCCAATCCCACATTAGGGAGACTTCACTAAGGCCAGAGTTACGACTAGCAATAACACGTAATAAACGTGTGTCATCTACATTCTCATCCTCACGCTGTAAGCCAAAGATAACGTCAGCGTCTTGGTGGAAAGATGAGGAGTAACCGATAGAGTCTGCGCTTACTTGCCCCTTCTTCATCTTCCAAGAAAGAGCCTGAGTAGATATAACTACTGGCTTATTAATCTTCATAGCCAATCTCTTAAGGCTACGAGTAATTTGAGTAATGGCTTGTGGAGTATTTGACTCCCCTGTTACCTCATCAAACATAAGATAAGTACCGTCAATAAAAACAATGTCGGGGGTCTTGCCCTGAATTTTGCTAGCAACGGCGCTTACAGTTAAACCATTAGAGGAGTCTGTAAACCAAAAGTCATCGTTCATATTTTGGATGCTAGTAACAATACGCTCATACCGCTGCTCTTCTTCATCGGTAAGAGTACCTGTCATCAAACGCTTATGGGATATACGAGCGCGCATAGCGTAGTAACGGGTCTTCTGTTCGTTGTTACTCATCTCAAAAGACATGAACATAGGCTTGTGGCCATTTAGGTGGCAGTTAATAGCAATCTGCAAAGCAAGCGTGGACTTACCTGTTTTAGGCGGAGCAACAATAACCACTAACTGTCCTGGTTGTAGACCTGAGGTAGAAGCATCCATTGTAGGAAACCCTGTAGGCAATCCAAGTAACCCTGGGTTGTTCTTGCGATTTGTGTACTCTTCTATAGCAGACTTAGCGGCGTGTCTAATTTCTAAATCAGTTGTGCTACCTAAACCAGTCTGCTCAAGTAAAGCCATACCTTTTTGTAAAGTAAGAAGAGCGGCTTCATGGTCTTTCTTAACCTCTAACTGCTGACTAGCTTCTAGCATAGAGTTAATGATTAAAGATTTACGGCGAGAGTCAATAAGTTTATCTATGAAGTAATCAATGCTATCGGTAACTTCGTGGACCATATAGTTACGAAAGTTAGATTGGATTACATCTAAACTAGGTGCCTCTTGGTACTCTGAATAGTGATGCTGTAAGAACTTGTAGACATTTTTATCGGTAGTATCGGCAAACCATTCATCAGTTACACCGCGCTCTAACGCATAGCCAATACTTTTATCGGCGATGATCTTGCTAAGTAGATACGATTCGTTGTTCATAGATAAGTGAAGTCCATTCCCCAGTGACCGTACCGTAGCAGATTTTTAGGTAGGTCTATAACACCGACAACCTCTGGTCTGTAAGGAAGGTCTTTAACTACTTCTTCGATAGATTCATAAGCGCGCGAATAACGAAAGGGATTAGTTCCCATAGCGTCCAAAGTCAGCATTAACTCAGACAGGTCGTTATCGTTAATGTCGTAAGAAATTACCTCTAAGGTAACTCCTTGACGAGTTGTGAACACGTAAAAGCGACTGAGGATATCTTTACGTATCTTCAGGTCTTTATGTATTACTGGTATTACTTTAAACCGTTTTTTGATGCTAGGTTCCACAATTGAAAACACGTCTGTTGTAACGAGTATTCTTTTGGGGAGCTCATTGCTGATGTCCCCGTTCCGCATTAGTAGACCTCAATCCTTCCGTATTTAATTACAAACTCTCTAAAGTTCTCTGCAGACTTCTTTGCTTTGTCTGCTTCTTCTTCTGTAGCTCTGCTTGAAATCTCTAACGGGTAGTTCCCATCATTGTTATCCATGCGGGACTTAACAAAGCGCGCATGCTTACAAGTACTGCGACCTTTAAAACCAGGGCAGGTGCAGAATAAGTTGCCTTGCTCATCGCCAGATACCTCATAGATACCTGGGCCAGGAGTTTGAGACTGGCTCAAGAACACCTGTATGAGCTTTGTAGATGACATCTTATTACTCATTTCTTCCTCAAATCTGAGGTCTCAATAGGGATGTAGATAAAGGACTCGTGAGCAAAACTGGCTGTTGCGTCTCCGTACATACCAACCCAATTATCTCTATCTACATTGCTAGTAACAATGGTAGGCAATCCGTTGTTAAATCGTGTGCGCAACACATGATGAAACATACTACGTTGCCAACCAGATAGCGAAGCATGTTCTTTACCTAAATCATCAATTATCAGTACACGAACATTGTAAGAATCATTTGGGCAGTCACCCAAGAGGCCTTGATATAAAATCTGTGCTTCGTCATCCTCTGACTCATCCATCAATTGACCTTTAAGATTTAATATGTCGTTAAAGGTAATGAAGTAGCAAGGGCGTATAAGTACCCGTCCCTCTTTAACATCAAATGCTTCAATAGGAAACCTTGTCATCATCTCTTGGATAATAGACAGAGCAATAGTAGTTTTACCATGACCAGGTTCTCCTATTAGAAGTAGGCCTTTACCGCAACGGTCATTACCTACAGCGCGAATGACCTCTCCTTGTTCTACCGCATCCATCCACTTATTAATCTGTTTACGGTCTTCGTTAGATAGAACAGTGCAGTCTTCAAGAAGCCAACCTAGGCGGTTAGGATTTATATGTGCTGCCTGCACCCAAGCTTTGCGTCGTATCTTTAAGGCATCTAGTTTGTACATTAAAACTTATCCCATTCTTTACGCGCTTTATCTTTTTGGGTTTCCATGTCAATGTTGGCCAACTCTACATCATGAAGAAGAGTGCCCCAACGACTGATGAACACTTTCCAAATCTTCTCTGGATCGCGCAAACCTTTTTCGTGGTCCAATCCCATAAAGAACCGATCAATCATCTTAATCTCAAGAGTGCCGTTAGTGTTGAACTCTTTACGAGCTTTGGCATACGCAGCCAAGAAACGGGTACGTGCTGTCTCCCAAGGTGGAATGTCCCAGCGAATCATACGTTGCGCAAAGTAGTACACACCGTTATCAACTGTCCAGTTAAATGGCTCTAGTGAACGAAGGTCGGTGAGTTTAGCTTCTGTTTTGGCGGCACGTAGCTCTTCATATTCTTTTTGGCGACGAGCCTTCTCTTTACGCTTTATCTCCGCAATCTCATCGGGGTCTTGCTCATAGGCACCTAAGCCCCACCAATCTCTATCCACTTGCGCACTCTTTTCCTCATTGGCTTCGCCAATGACTATTTTTTTACTTATAAATGTATTATTATTTAGTATTAAATTGCTATACTGCTGACTCTGCTGTATCAGATGACCAATTCCTGGTCGCCAGAGATTGGGCTCCACAAGACGGTTTACAGTCATGATTCGGTTTCCCACCCGCTCTTTAGTAGAGGAGATCATGTTGTAGTCCTTCAGCTCTTTTAACGCCAGCCTCATGGAGTTTCTACCTTCAGCAAAAACCTTGGAAAGGCTCTCAGCGCTTATAGAGGCGCCTGAAGCCTTCAGGTATACATACACTCCTAGGGCGCGGGCTGTAATCACCCTGTAGGGCCATTCTCGCCCGTTTCTGAGGTAACTACGAGCTGGGCTACAACCTCTTTTGCTATGAGTCTTGCCAAGGCTTGGATTCCTATGTAGACGTCGTCCACTAGGTCAGCCTCCTCGACCATATCCTCTATATCAGAGAGTAGGTCTTCAAACTCCTCTTCGTCCTCTGGCTCATCTGCCTCTTCAAGCATCTCCGCCTCTGGCATCTCTACCTTAGTCTCTTCTACAGATTTAGGGTTGAAGGCGATTGGCATTAGGCCTTCGGTTAGGTCAAAGGTAGGCACGTCGTTTTTAGCAAAGACGCTAAGAACTTTATTAGTGCTCTCGTCCTCATCATCCACTAGAACAAATGCAACATGGTCTGTCTTTTTTAACTTAGAGCATGCAGCCTCTAGAGGTGTATCTGAGTGGCTTACTGATGATGCAGGCAAACCGTCATAACTAGCGCTTTCTGGACAAAAGATTAAAACCTCTTTGCTCTTGTCTTTGGCTAATTGGGCAACAAATGTTTGGCCCTGACTTGGTTTTTTATCGTAGATTAGAACGAAGATAACGTCTTGTCCGTGACCGTAAACATAATCTTCTACAAGCGCCTCTACGTTAGCGCGGCTGGTCTGTCCTGACCCAGCGATCATTACATAGTATTTGTCCATTGGACCTCCTGTTAGGGGAGGCCAACACTAGCACATCAAGTCTGGGGCTGAGCCACGTAGACTGCTGCGGTTGATCCCATAGGCAATTCAGCGGTTAGAGTTGCCCCAAATAAGCGGGTTTGCACTACAAAACTATTCTTGTAGTAGTGGCTGCGTGCAGCGTTTGCCACCCCACCTTCCCAGATAAAGTTACGATAGTCACCCAGACCTGTAGAGCCATCAAAGTATGTTAGAAGTTGTCCGCTATTTTCAAACAAAGCGTGGTCTAGTAATAGAACGTGTGTAGATGTTGTAGACCAATCTACCTCAACACTTGCATAGGCTGCTGTTGCTGGCGCAGTTCCAGTTACATACGGTCTAGTCCAAGACCCAATTGGTATAGAGGTTGCAGTTCCTGTTGATGAACTGATTAAAGAGTAAGAAGTGTCGTACCAGTTAATCTTTAATGTAATTGATTCTGTTGCGGTTACTGCTTGAGCATATGTGCTAAATGTGTAAGAGGTATTAGGGTAGAAAATTCCCATAAGTTGAGAGGTAGTTGAACCGTCCCAAGACTTAGTTACTACAGAGCTGCCAGAAGCAGTTACTTGTAGTTGATGTCCTGTAGCGTAAACAGAGCCTGTTGTAACAGTTGAATTAGACGCCGTTACCGCATAGCTAAATGTGCTCAAGGTTACTGCTGTAATTGTTCTAGCCCCGTTGTAATTAGACGCCCCTGTACCAGTAACTCCAGTAATAGTTACTGAAGAGCCTACTTGATATGAATGAGGGTGATTAAGGGTAACTGTGGCTACGTTAGAAACAATGCTTGCTGTAGTAATTGAGAACGTATCTGCTCCTGGCTCTGGATACGTAGTTATAACTGATTGAGATGCGCCAGTAGAAGTCCAAGGAGTAGTTGCTGTAGAGAAATTAGGGTTGATTAATTCATTGATTCTGTTAGCGCGCAAAGTGATGTGTAGTTGGCGGGCTTCATCAAATGATGTAGGCGTGCTAGCAACTTCAAATTGAGCCGCATCAAAGAAGTGATGCTCGTTAGTAGCAGAGCCTCCTACAGATGCAACAGAGATTCCTGGAGCAGCATAATAAGCGCCAGTAGGAGCAGCGGCTGATACATAAGGGCGGTATGAACCAGAGAATGTGGCTGTATTATCAGATACTCCAGTGCCACTAGATGTGGATAGATAAACACCAAAACGGTTGTACCACTTAATTTTTGCTGTAACTGTTCGTGCAGTCGAGCCCGCTCCTTTAGAAGCGTAAATACTAAAGCAGTATGTTGTTGCAGCGGTTACTGGTATTCCGTTTGTTATTGGAGCGTCGTCCCCACAGTAGACGTTAAGAGTTTGAGCGCTTGCTGAAGCATTATAGATAGAGAGGATGCTGTTTGCTTTATTTGGAAATAGTGTAGGCGCTGTTGGTTCTACCCATGGTGCTGGGTATGGGGTAATTAATCCGTAAGCTCCAGTTGCGGCGTTGTAACCAGTAGTTGTGGCTAGGTTAGAAGTTGTTATAGCAAAGCTTAAAGAGGTTGAGGTAACCGCGGTAATTGTGTATGGAGTTGCTGAGTTAAATAAAGGGTAAGGCAATCCACTGATTGTTATGTAATCTCCAACATCGTATTGTTGGTTGTAACTTGCGCTAAAGGTTAAAGTAGCAACATTTGAAGTAACAGATATTGTGAGGATATTCATTATTGGCATATAATCAATGTCTGCTGTGCCATCTCCAGATACCCAGTGACCAGTTCCTTCTTCAAATGAAGAGTCGTTATAGTCCAGCATAATGTTGTGACCAATAGTGATTCCATTAGTGCTTGGGTTAGGCGTGCCAGATATAGGTACTGGAACCCCCCACCCACTAAAGTCTTTAATAAAACCTAGTAATCCTTCTTTAGAACCTTTTTGCTTTGTAAGGGTAACTCCATCACGCAACAAAATGCGGTTTTGTTGAAGACCAATAGCTGGTTCATACGTCTGACCAAATTGGTTCATAAGGGTTGGGACTAGCGCTCCATTTACTTTTTCAGGGTTATAGCGCTCTAGTAATAGCTCTGTCATTGTGTGCTCATAGTCCAACTCAAAACCAAAGTTACTTAGGAATGAATAGAGGGCTGGATTATCCCAATCAGATGAGGGGGAGTAAGGCGAAGTAATCTTGTAAATATCAGGAAGTGAGTTATAAAGATTTGTAGTGCTTCCTTGGTCTTTAACTGAAACCGCAAACGCGCTACCCGCATTAGACCAAGCATATTGAACAAGGTTATAGACAAAAATTGTGTAGTAATAAAACTGGCTTGGTGCCAATCCAGTATCTTGATAGATAACAGGGTCTGCTCCGTTGTAGGCAGTTAGTATGATGGTTCCGTCAGATACATCTACAGGAAATCCGTAAGTGTTTCTTACGACAACTAACTTAGACCAGTTACCTGTTGGGTCTGTCCAGTTTAAAAGTATTTGGCCTTGTTTAGATGGAATTGCTGTAAAAGGGGTGGCGTCAAACTTAATAGGGTTATCAGTGCCGTAATAGGCTTCACCATAGTAATCAATTCCGTAGCGTGACATGGTTAGCTAAGAATTCCGCCCGTTACGTTTACTGTAAGACTTCCAATACCAGTTGCAGATGAGCTAGCTGTAGTTCCTAGTTCATATAAAGTAGGTATTTCGCTAGAGGCGCAAACAATATTCCCAACAGTCAAGGCTGTAACTGAACCAGAAGCCGACGCAGAAGATACGTTAGTCGCTACCAGAGCATACGAAAATGTATTGGTTGTAACTCCAGTGACAACAAAGGTACCGTTAAATGTTGAGTCTACTCCTGTAACAGACACTGTTTGACCTACAGTTAGCGTGTGGGTAGCAGAGGTTGTTAAGGTAGCCACATTAGATGTTAGTGCTTTATTGTTAATTGTATAGGTTTGGTCTTGGTCCGCTCTAACCATTTTAGTTATGCTTTGGTACCCAACCCCATCTACTGAAGCAATTGCTGAATAAACGTCAGATACAGCCAGTGTGTCTCCAAAAACTACGTTGTCTATATATAGAAGGGCGTTTAGGGCCGCTGTAACGTTTGTTAAAACAGAGGATTGCTTATACTGTGGCAAAACGGTTACATTTACTATTAAGTAGACCCCAACATATTTAGGAGGTTGAAAGGTAATGGTTGTATTAGCTGGCGCTCTATCAGTTAAAGCGGTAAGGATTTTTGTAGATAGAGTATTAAATACTGTAGTAGGGGTTACATTATCTGTAGCTACTCCTGGGTCTCCAGAAGGAGCAAAGTAAAGGGTCACAGATGTGTAAACACTTGCTGTTGCTATTGCTTTAGATACTCCAGATACCTGCACAGCAAGAGCTGCATAATCTGTTAAAGATACAGCTCTGTTAATTGCACGAATACTTAATGGAGCATTAATTCTAATAGAGTCTGTTGATTCCGCATCAGCTCCTCCTGTAGCGGCTCCGTCACCAGATATTGAAATGTCCTGGTTTGCAACTGTTAACCCAACAGGTATAATAGAACTAGGAACATTTATAATGTAATTAATTGTATTGGAGGCTACATTTCCTAACGAACCTGCTCCAATTCTATAAGTTGCATATATAGCAATTCCATTTGGAGGAATACGTCCACTGACGCTATCACCAAATTTTATGTATGTATAGCCGTCTGCATTAGTAAACGTTGTAAAAACTGGATCATAACTATTTGAATCAATTAGATAATTAACTTTTTGATACGACACGCCATTGATTGTAATTTGAACTGATGAATTAATAACTGAGTTATTTGATAATTGGTATGTTTGATTTGCACTGCCGTCTGAAGTACCGATTACTTCATTATAAACAGTTTCACCTTGAGTGGCGGTTACTGTAGCTGACCCATTAACAGCACCAGAAGCAGCAGGTATGGATAGAGCTGAGTCTGTTTCAAATACAATCTGAGTTGTAGTTGCGTTTTGAACTAGTGAGGTAGCTACCTGAGTAAGTGCTGGAATTGTAATAATAGAGCCAGTTGAATTTTGAAAAGTTAACGTTACAGTTGCTGCTGTTATATCTGTAGGTGTATACCCAAGAAGATTGGCTATTTGAAGAACGCTTGAGCGTTGAGTGGCTGTGGCAATAAAAGCTTCGTTAGCAGCGCGGTCAATGTAATAGTTGAGGATATCTCCCATGTAGGAGAACAGCTCCAACAGGGTCATACCAAAGTCTGCAGGGTCGCGGTTTGTCCAATTAGGGGAGAAGTTAGGTATCAAGGTTGTCATATCAGACAAAATTGATGCGTAGTCTCTAGATGTGTAGTCTATAGACGGTACATAGTTACTTGTTGCCATATGGAACCTCCGTGATTACATCCCCAGCTTGGCTAAGAATATCAGTTTTAATCGTTACAGTCTCAGGGTTCTGAGAACTACCGTACTTATAGGTAATTGATACATCTAAATGACCATCATCTTGACTTATAGAGGGGTCTACAGAAATAAGAGTTAAGTAAGGAAGCATTTGAGAGAAGCCTTGTGAGATTTCTTTTTTAATCATAGCAACTGCCGCATTATTATTTTCAAAAGATGAAGCACGAACTCTTGTTCCATAACCAGGACGCATGACCCTTTCACTAACTAAAGTCATAATTGCAAGAACTACTCGGTCTTGCATTATTTTTTTCTGATCGCTAGTGTTGTAGATAGCCCCATTATCATCAAAAGAAAAAGGCAAAGCTATTGCTTTACTCATAGTTCAACTCCCATCCATACTGGAAAATTAGGGTCTCCTGCAATAAACATGACCCATACTTTTTGTTTAACATCTGGGACCAGTCTATGAGGTGTGTGCTCTAAAGTGCTGGTTAGATCATTATATGCTCCAGAAGAAGCATTCCATTTATTTGTTTTACTTACTGTTGTAACATGAGGGTGCTTTAGAGTTCCTGAGTTACCACTATGCGCAGCATTAAGAGTTACGGTGTGGGAATGTGAGCTAGACCCTGTTCCACCATCATTTACCGAACTTGTTGTAATTGTGTCCGTGTGGTTTACAAGTAAGGCGGCTACTTGAGCAGCCGTATGCGCTATGTGGTCAGGATGATTGGAGTTGTCTGTTACAGGAAGGCAAGGTTTTGCCCAGTCTGTTTCAGCGTCCCCCAATACTTGAGGAACTTTTAATTTAATCATAGACTTCTTAGTAGGGTCTTGATTATTGGTGCAAATGCCCTCGTATATTCCGTAAAAGCGCTTATCTTCATTCATAATATGCTCGGTATCTTTGTCAATAGTCTGTTAGCAGTTTGAGCTTTGCTTCCGTTTGCTTGAGAAACTGGGTTAAGTGTAGCGGTTGAAGAAACCCAGACTGGACCATTGGTTGTAGTTTTAGCTCTGTTGTTTAAAGTTCCAAATGAACCAACTGATTGAGGTCCCAGGTTAGGAGATGTTTTTAGTATCTTAGAGGTCGGTACAACCGCAGTTTGACGAACATTAGGGATAACAGTTCTTGCTGGAGTAGCTGATGGTTTTGTAATTAATTTTCCATCTGTCCAGGTAGCAGCTGTTCCTAAAGAATCAGTTCCTACAGTAAGGATAGTTGTATAAATTTGGCTATTTCTTTCTTTTTCTATAACTTTATGCTCTGCGCTAAGAATGGTCCAATAACCAGTGTAGTAATTGCCTAAGCCATCTAAGTAAATAGGCAAATCTGGTCTTAAAGTAGGGTTGCCTAACACCTCTACTGTGGCTCTGTAAGGAAATGCGTTTCTATCATCCGCAGCTTTTGACTCGTGTTTAGCAATTGCTGGGTTATTGGCTACAACATGGGTATGAAATTTATCAAAAAATTCAGCAGAACTTTTAGTTTTAGTTGTTTTTGCTTTATTTTTAGTTGTTAAAGCTATAGGTGTAGTGGTTGCTGTGTCTAAACCAGACACCGCCACAGCAGATTTCATATCTCCGTCATAGGTTATAGACTCACCAATTATTGGTTCAAAAGAGTATATGGTAGAGCCATTAGGGTCATTTGAATCACGCATTACAAAATAAGATGCTTCTGACCGTTTACTTGTGTATTCATAAAGCATTGGCTGAAAGTAAATTTCTGTGTTTTCGGCTCTCAGGCTATATCCTGATTGTTTAGCCAACCTAACCATTAACTCCCAATCTGTATGACCAGCTTGGGATACTTGAGGATATATACGGGGGTGACCAATGGTAAAGGCAACAAATTTATATTTTTTAGCAATTTTTTGAATAATTGCATCGGCAGAAAGACCTTTATACACGTATTGTGATTCATTTTTCATAACCATAGAGGCCCCGAGGACAACTATTTCTGTTAAAAATGAACCAGGAGTTCTATTTACATTTACATGGTGAACATACCCTTTAAAAGTTTTTGAAGTTTTAGAGTTGCCAATAGTAAACTGTACAGGAGAACCGCTTTCCACAACATCATACCTAACAGCCCAGTCTCTAAATTGAATTACGGCTATCTCATGCTCGTATTTAGTTTGGTAAAATTGCATGGAGTAAACGTATGAAGGACCCACGGTTGTATTTGGAAAAGTTACTGTAACGTAATTAAACATTTGGTATCTTTAAAACCGTCCCTACTGGAATAGCTGTAAAGTCAGTAACTTGAGGATTAAATTCAGGAATAATCCACCAAAAAGCAGGATCTCTATAATATTTAAACGCTATTTGGTCTAAGCGTTCTCCTTCAACATATTCATGCTCAATGTATGTTAATCCACCCAAAGTTGTAAAGTCATAAAAAACAATTGGGTTAGCTTGTCCATTTACAGTTTTAGATACAAAATCAATTGTAGAGTACTCGTATCTAGATCCTTTATAAATTGTCATTATTACCCTTTACTTAGCAATGAGACTCGAGAGAATGCGTTGAAGTTTAACGTAATCTCTGAATGAATTGGGATCATGTCTTCTGTAAACATAGTGTGGTTTATATTTAAACTCTCTATCCAACCTACATAGGAAAGGCTGTCTGGATTTGGACCTAATTGAAGTGCGATTGCGGTAGGGGACAAAAATGATAAGTCTGCAGTTTTTCTGTTTAATGCGTTTACCCAAACAAGGTCTGCCCCAGAGCTGTCCATTCGTCCAGATCCGTTAATCATTTTATATATAAACTCAATGTCTGCCATAGTACCCTTTTTCATTAAATCATCAATAAGGGTTGGGATATCTTGTAGTTTACCTGCAGTACCGCCCGCATTGTAATAATCAGCAAAAGTTGAAGCTGGAGAAGCAGCATATGGGGAGTATGAGCTTTTAAAACAAGCAAAGTCATTAACTCTATCGATTACAATAGTTAGTTGAATAGCTTCCATAGCTGTAAAAAGACCGCTCAAAGCAGCATGAGCGTCTAAAGCACTAGGTACCACATTAGCGTTTCTTGTTAATACACTGCTAAATTGCTGTGGATTCCACAAGAATTGAAAGCCCCAATGCGTATTTGTATCAGAAGATGTTGTGGTTCCAGTTGTTGTGCTTTTTGACGTGGTATTGCTTGGGGTCAAAATACCATTGGTACTAACGCCTGTTGCGTCTGCGTAATACCACATGATAGCTCTACGTGTTGAGTTATCTACAACATTACCCCTATAAATAGAGGTATCTGTTTTAGATGGATTTAAAGGCAAACTCCAAGCATGTGGAGGTAAGTTAAACTGCATTGTTGTTGGGGCCGCGTAGGTAGCAGGGGTAAACGGTATTGGTCCTGGTTTTGATTGCTGTCCTGAAGATCCTTTTTGAACAACTTTTCCATTAAAATCGTATAGGTTAGTGAATCCAGAGATTTGAACTGGGGCTTTTTTTGTATTAATTCCCAGTGTTTTGTTTACAGCAATAGCTTCTTTAACCACACGAGCAACTTGTGGATCCAATTTAGCCGTATTTACTGGGGAAAACGCCCCTTTACCAGAGCCCATAGGTGAATTAGGTACTGGAATTCCTCCAAAAGTTGTTGCCATTTATTTCTTTCCTATCGTTTGAGTAGGATTTTGTAAAATCTTTTTAACTTCTGAGGCAACTTTATTTGGGTCTGTTATTCCGTTTACATTGATAGTAAACCCACCATAATTAATGTTTCCACCGCCACCAGCTCCTCCTCCAAAAGCAGCAGCTTGAGCAGCAGCAAATCTTGATGCAGCGGTTGGGTCGCCCGATTGAGCCACGCTATTTATTGACGCCACTCCTCCGCCCATAGAAGAGCCACCAGCGTCAATTATTCCAAGTTTTCTAGCGGTATTAGTCCAAGCGTTGCTCCACGTAGTTCCGCCATGAGAAATATCATAAGCAATTTTTGCATTAATTGCTGGATTGTAAAGGCTTTGAGGACCAGTATAACCAATAGAAGCATAGTCTTTTAAATACTGTGCATTTCTTTTTCTACCTAAATCACCAATCATATTAATTTGAAAAAGACCTTCAGAGTAATCTCCAGTACTAGAATTTGGGTTAAGCGCGCCTGGTCTTCCACCAGATTCCATACGTGCTACATTAAATGCTGTATCTAAAGAGGCGCCTTTAAAACCAGCTGCTTTAAGAACATTCTTTAATTGACTATCTGTTAATGCTGTTTTAGGTCCAGCCGCTCCATATGAGGATACTCCACCACCACTTTCTTTAAACATATTGTTAGGTATAACTGTTCCGTCAGTCTTAGGGATAAATAGCTCTGGGCCTTTTTCACCAACAACGTACGGCATATTTCCTTGGGCAGGGCCGCCAGTTTCTAAAGCAAGTCCTAGTAAAGGTAAAAGCTTTAGTAGCATTTCTGGTGCATCTTTAAATAAACTTTTAACAGCAAATCCAATTCCAACTTTTCCTAAGCTGCCCATTGCGCCTCCACCAAGGCCTAAAACTCCAGTTCCTAATCCTTTTCCTCCACCAAGCACTGCAGTTAAATTGCTCATAGAGGCTGCAAGATTGTTCATACCTGTTCCTATATCAGCAGCACCAGCATAGCCTCCAGCAGTAGCAGAGGCGGTTGCTGTAAGTAAACTTGTTTGAGCAGCTGTTTGACTAGCCATATTACGCACAGTTGCGGATTGAATTCCAGCATTGACCATTTGTTCTCTGCTAATTGTTCCTACTGCTTGTCCATTAAAAGTTGCTTTTACAAGAAGAGCATCTGAAACCATTTTAATCATTGTTGGGTCGCCATTAAAAAGACCACTTAGCATGTTGTATACGCCGTAACCTGGTTGCATAGAATATTGAAGAGACTTTTTATCCATGCCACGTCCACCGCTATTTTGGCTAATAAACGCCCAAATTTTATCTACTAGTTGTGGGAAAGGCATCATGCTTCCATCAGCACCGCGAATGTTAATTCCAATTGTTCTGGCAAGGTTTACGGTTGTAGGAGCGTTCATTGTTCCAGCAATTGCCGTTGCTGCCCCAGTAATACCAATACCAGGAGTTATATTAGAGGCTTGAGCTGCCCCAGCCATAACTTTATTAAAGTTGCTTACGCCTCCAAGGCCAGCATTTTGAGCGGCAATAATTGCATTTGTTGTGTCCATGCTATTAAGAGCTGTTCCGCCATAGGCTAAACTCTTTTGTAAAGAACGAACTCCGCCAGCACCATTTGCTCCACCAAGCCCATAAAATGATGCACGCTGTGTTAATAGGTCTTGCATAACAGCGGTGGGCACACTAGGCATAGCGCCAAAGGCAGCGCTTGCAGCAGACACTCCCATAGCTATTCTATTAGCGTTTCCTCCACCAGGACCTGACATTACTTGGTTAACGCCACCTCCACCGCCACCCATCCCCATACCTTTAAAGGCTGATGAAAGGGCTTGGACTTTAGGTAGGAGTGTGTTTTCAATGGTTGAAGCTAATTGCAAAATATCTTTGTTAATACTAGTAACAGTATTTGATATTCCGCCAATGCCCATAGCGGTTTTACTATCGTCAGCCATTTTTACCTCCTACCTCGCATAGCGCGCTCAATCCAGTTAATTCTTTCTCTAGCAGATAAACTTCTTATATCTGCTAGTGTCCAACCAGTAAAAGTTCTTGTTATAGATTCGTACTGGTCAAGCAATTTTTCATAATCTGCTTCGCTATAGGCGAAACAAATCGACAAGACTAAGTGGGAGAGCGATAGCTTCACCACATGCCTTGCAGGTCTTCTTCACCTCCCCAAGGCGTGGGCCTGGGTTACGGTCAAGAATAGATTCAATAATCTTTGTGCGGTCAGACATGCTTAGATTTAATACTGTGCTTGCTCCCATAGAAGGCACATCATTTACTGATAAAACACATCCAGATAGAAGTAAAGTATTAATTTCTGCAGAAGTTTTTTCTGCATTTTCTAATAGTTTCTTTTGAGTAAGACCTGTAGGAAGGGTTACTGTTACGTAACCTTTCTTTGTCTCTACTCTCCAAGTTCTATCTGCTGCAGGGTCATTGAGAGTCTTAGTTGGCACATCAACCTCAAGGTCAATAGAAACGTCTTGAGACTCTGCACAATTACCGCAAACAATAGATAAGTCAAGAGTGTCTCCAAAAGTAATACGGCGCACACCTATTAAGATAGCGTCGCGATCACCAGATAGGAGCTTGTCTAAATCCTCAATGGTTGCATCCCTTGAGCCAATCTTGACAAGACCTCTTTGCAAAAGAACGTTAAGGGCTTTACCAGTAGTTGACGCTTTGGCAATAGCCTCTTCATCAATACCAGTTAGCTCTCGAACTTCTGCTGTCTTAATGACTTCACCATTTTCTATAAAGCCGCCAGGTAATCTGACTTCTGGCCCTAGAGGAGCCTTGGTCTCAATTACTTGAGCGGGCTCCTCCATTGCCTGTTGCGCAAACTTATTTACTAAGTCTGCATCTGTAATAACTTGTGTCACGTGTAGTTCTCCTAATTAATTAGTCTTAGAGTGTTGCTAGAGGTGTATCTGGGTCTGCTGGGCTTCCGTCTGCCTTGGTGTAGTAAACAGATAGTCCTTCGTGAACCAATTGCATTGTTTCAAAAAGGATTGCTCCATTTGTTGCATCCAAGTCGGTATAGTTTAGCCCAGTAATCCACGCATTGTGAATTTTAAAAGCCATTTTGGCTCTATCAGCTGTTGCATTTGTATTTGGGTGGTCATTGACTGTCAATGTGATATCTACACGGAAGTTTCCTGGTGTAGATGAGCCATTAAGGCCAGAACCCTGAGCAGCTGAAAACATACCGCGCATCCACGCGATTGCTTGGTCATTTCCATATAGAACACCACGTGAGAATGTCACTGGTGAGAATGTGGTCATGCCAGGAATCTGGTGAACGGTGGTGTTGTATCCGCCTTCACGGTACTGGATAGCCTGTGTGTTGATAGACAACCCACTGACGTTTGTAAATCCTCCGACCCAGCCAGTTGAAACTCCACTTGTAGGTGGTGTTACTGTTCCAGCAGCGTCTTGGATGCGCTTATCAAATGGAGCAGTAGCATCTCCAGCTGATTGCTTAAAGCTAGCAGTAAACCTAAACCCGCGAAGTGGGTCAGTTGCTAGACTTGAGTTATAGGTAGCTAGTGTTGAACTTGCCATTTTTATTTATCTCCTTTACGCCACAGTAACGGTGGTTCCACCGTTGTACTGACCGATGTTGATTACTACGAATTCAGCTGGGCGTTGTAGAGCAACTCCAACTTGAATATTTACAATTCCATTATCAATGGAACTTTGTGGGTTGTTATCTGCGTCGCACTTAACGAAGTAAGCGTTAGCAGGACTTGTACCTGATAGCCCACCTTGAGACCAGAATGATGTCAAGAATGCGCTGCAGGTTGCGTTAAGACGAGCCCATAGAAGAGCATCGTTTGGCTCAAATACTGCAAAGCGTGTGATATCACGAAGAACCTTCTCAATGTAGATAAGGCTACGACGGACTGGTACGTAACGGTCTACGTATCCACCCTTAAGTGTACGAGCGCCAAATACTACGATTCCAGAACCTGAGATATAACGAATTGCGTTAACTGGTGGGTTGGTGCTGTTTAGGCTATCCAAATCCGCCATTGATAGTGAAGGAACTGATACAACGCCTGCAAGACGAGCTTGTAGACCAGCTGGTGCCTTAAAGACTCCACGAGATGTATCTGTTGCTGCATATAGACCTACTACAGCGGGACCTGCTCCAACAGTCTTAACTGCGCCTGTTGTAGCACCTACAGAAGCTGTTGGGTCAGCAATTGTAAGTTGTGGGTAGTAAACAGCAGCATATGAAGTTGCTGTATAGGTAGCTGCAAGTGATAGTTGGTTGGCTGCAGTGTCGTTAATTCCATCAATGACTACAAAGACATCGTTTGGACGAGTTGCTCCAGTTGCATATGAGATAGCTCCATTGACTGTTGTAGCATCTGTGTATCCTGGGATGTTAAGTACCAAAGATTGTGGGATGGTGTCATATAGGCTAAGTGAGTTTAGGATATTTGTGCTTGTAACAGCTGAGCCGTCTGAGCCTGTGCTTAGAGCAGAGTTTGTAACTGTTGATGGGTTACGGGTTGCTCCAGTAGCGGTTGAGCCCATATCTGTTGCTACAAGATATGTTGAGTTGTTATTAATAACTGTTACAGCATATCGAGAATCTGTAGCTGTCATTGATACGTCGTTCCATTGCTCAACAATGTTTCCAGCAGCAGAGCCAGCATAATAAACTACAACGTTAAAGTAACCAGTAGTTGTAGAGGCAGCAATGCTGATATTGATGCTGTTGCCCCAAGCGCCTACGTTTGCTGCTGTTAGCCTCAAAGTAGCGGCAGGGGTACCTGCTCCATCATTAAATGTGCGGGTAGCGGCTGATGCGCTAGAGCCAGCAACACGAGTTACATAGGCTGTGTTTCCGCCATTAGCAAAGTACATGTACAGAGCAAGTGGAAGGTTGTTAGATTGAGTTGTGTTCCAAGAACCAAATGCGTTTACATATTGGCTCCAAGAAGTTACCAAAGTAGGTGTTGTTGGTCCGCGGTCATTCGCGCCAACAAAGGCAGCAACAGTATTTGATGCCGCTCCTGCTAGTGGTTGAATAGGGTTTAGCGTCTCTTGAACGTATACCCCAGGGCGTAGGTAGGTTGCCATTAGATTATCTCCTTATTATTTACTTAGTTAACGGATGGTGGTAGAGGTATCATGCCAGACGGGATATACGATGTAGTAGCGTTGATATCGACATACTGAACATTCTTTGTAGCAGTGGCTGCCTGTGCAGGAGTCATTTCACTGAGTACTCGAATGGACAATACATTTCTCAAAAGACGACGGTTTCCAGTTTCACCTTCAACTGCGTCTCTCTTTACAAATCCATCAAGAAACATTGAACGGCTACTGTTCTCAGTACCTAGTTGATTAGGCACGATTAGGTATCCGTATTTTGATGGAAACTTATTTAGTAGTTGGTACATAAGCGCACGGTCATGGCGCGGATGGCGAGAGTAAGAAGTCACTTGGTAGATAAGGTCATAGGCAACAGGTGTGATGTATGTATATGAGTATCCAGATACTGGTGTCTGTGTGCCGCGGTTATCGTTATCTACCATGTAACCGTATGTCTGACGTTCATTACCAGGCATGATGTCAATAAGGTCAATTGTGATAAATGGAAATGTTTGGTCACGAACTTCCACGTCAGGGTAGCCAAACCAAGCCTTAACTGGTCGACTAGCATTAACGTCATCAGATACTGTGATGCCTGAGAGCAAATTCTTAAGGGCTAGGTCCTCAGCAATAATAAATGGATTACCCATTACATAATCCCCAATGAGTAAAAGAGCTCTGGAATTATTTGTTCTTCTAAAATCTGTTTGATAATAGAAGGGGCTCTATAGATGAATGGGCGGATAACAGCGTTAGGGAGCCCTTGAAAGGCGCCGTATTCCAAGTCTTCAATCTCTTGGCGCATGCTGTCTGGGTAATTAACAAAGATCTCAAAGTCTTCGTTGAGCTCTACAGATAAACTCAAAATAATGTCTTCAGGCCAGCCAGATTTTTCAGCTAGGGAGTGAAGTAGATTTGTTAGCGGCTCAATAAGCTCTTTGGCAGCCGAGTCAGAAAGATGCTCTAGGTTATCGTTTTTTAATAACACGCTTAACCGCTTTGCTTATTAGATATCCTGCAGCCACTCCTTGGAGTAACTCTGTTTTGCCAGGGTGAGGGATATTATCGACAATTGCTTGAGCAAATTCGATATCCGACGGTTTGTCTAGTTTTTCAGACACGGCAAATCTCCTTTAGGAGGCAAGATACTTCGCAAGGGTGGTGCTTAGTTCCCCGCACGGGAAACTACTATAAGGATAAACGAAAGGGCGCCCGTAGGCGCCCTCAAGTCATTTCTATTTTAATTACTTAGACTTCTTCACCTTAGCGGCTAGAGCCTTGTCCATCTTTGCATCAGCCTTGGCAGATGGCTTCTTAGCATCCATCTTCTTATCAGCCTTTGCGAATGCTGACTTTTGCTTAGGGGTCATGCCCTTCATAACTTTGGCGTCTTGCTTCTTATCGGCTTTCTTACCCTTGCCGTATCCGACTTCGCCCTTTTTCTTACCGCAACCACATGACATGCACATTATTTCTTCTCATCTCTCTTGCCCTTAACGGCAAGTTTAGTCATTTTCTTTTTACCATACTTTTTAATGCCTGCTGCAGCGGCTACCGCGGCAGGATCCTTAGCGCCTGACTTCTTAGCTTCAGATTCAATCTTCTTGAAACGAGCTCCTGAGCCTAACTTAGCTTTTGCCATCTTTTTTCTCCTTCTTAACTTTCTTAGGTAATTTACCTTTTGGTGTTTCTTTCTGCCATTGGCGCGCCATCTCTGGGTGGGTAGCGTACATCCACTTTTCTTGGGCTTCAGATTTAAATGGCATTACTTACCTTTTACTTTAATTGAAGCTTTCTTTGTTGAAGAGGCTGAGACTTTAATGCTCTCGCCTTTTTTAGTTATGCGGATACTCACGCAGTTGTCACCATTAATGTAGCAACTTTAGGTGAACCTGAAGCAGCAATTGCGTAGATCTTCTCTGAAGGGCTTAAGCTGTCAAGAGTAATCGAAGCTCCAGCGGCAAGTGAAGCGCCATATGAAGTAGATGTTACGCTTGAAGATCCAATATAGACAATGATAGAAGCGTCTGTGTTTTGGATAGAGATAGAGCCGTACTGCCAAGTGTTGCGGGTTTCTGGTCCCACGGTAACTGCAGGATCATTGTTAAGTAGTGTAGCTGTTGACGAGTTTAACGTAACAACTGAGTGTGTTAGTGCCATGGGTCTCCTTAGTTGGCGTACTGAGCAAATTGAGGGTCATTGACAAGTTCTTCAGGCATGACCTGAATACAGTCAATGGCTAGCAAAGTATAGCGTTCAGCAACTATACCGCGTTGCTGGGTCAAATATGGGCGATACACTTCGCCTTTCCATACTACGCGGCTCTTATCTTGCTGGCCGATAGAGTAAATCTGAGATTCAAGAGTTGGGTCAATTTTATTAAGGTCTTCAATGTTAATTGTAAGGTGGAGCTCATCGGCTTTATAGAAACCAGCCTGAGAAGTCTTAGCGCTACCTTGAGAGATAACGGCGCGCACAATAGGAATGCTATAAGGGCCATACCATTTACGGCCACCACCAGAGGCAGATACCCCATCGCCCACATCATAGATAGGGTCAATGTTTGTGTCGGTGATATCAAAGAACCACCATTGAGCAACTGTGCCTACGGGATTGCGCAACTCAGAGTTAACACCAGATAAGATGTCATTGGTTTCAAAGTCGGAGTTAAACCGACCGCCTTGAGTGTATCCGCGCATACTTTTATTATCCCCTATTTATCTGAATTTGTAAGGTGCTGCGCAGCAGCTTCTGTGCCCGCTTTTCTATATCTAAAAGTCTCCCACAAAGGGGCTGGAATTGAATGTATACCGTAGAGAGTTCTGTGATGAGCGGTGCAGAGAACCTCTAGATTGCCTGGACTTTCAATCCAATTTTGAAACTCTTCATCGTTCTCAAAGTGGACTCCAAAAGCGCGCTCAACCTTTGTTGGGTCCATAGAGTTAACCTGTGAAAACTCAATATGGCTGTGGTGAAGCTCAGGGCCTCCAGAGCACAGGTCATCATTAATAATGCACTTCCATAGTCCAGCTTTTTTAATTCTAGCTTTAGCCTGATTAAAGAGATGATAATGGGGGTCTGACTCTCTAGGTTCATGCTCAGGAGTAGATACAACTAAATGTAAGTTTAATTGTTCTTTATGGGCATCGGTCATCTACCCATTATCTCTTACTTATATTCTTTTAAAGCCCAAAACTACTTGTACTCTTTTTTATTCCACCAGAACTTCTTATAGCGGTCAAAGAAGACACGTCCAAATTTACGCATATCAACGTCATATTTTTTTCTTTCTTTCTCCCCACCAATTGATGATGTCCAGTCTTCACGCTTGAAAGGAATAATCTGTAGGAATGGAGTACCAGCAGGAATCATGCCCTCAAACTTAGGGTCCCGTAACTTAAGGAACATATTAAATGGGATTGAGAAGTCATCGCTATCTACAATTCCACTGGCGCAACTAATAGGCGCAGGCTCATGGTGTTGTGGTTCCATAACCATAATTGACCAACCCTTAGGAGTCTTAATGGACCAAGGTATAACAATTCTTACTGCGTAGTTAATATCGCGTGAGTACGGATGATTTTGAAACTGCTCCATAGATTGAAAAGCAATAGCCTCATTTGCTCCCCATTGAAAATACGGACCTTCAGGAGTCTGACGAATATAAATATCGTACGGGGTCTCCATAATGTAACCAGCAGTCATCATGTCCCATAGAGGCATACAGCGCTTAATAGTTGCCATAGGTGAGCCATCTAGAGTTGGCGCCTTCTTACCATCTGGACTTGTATATGCCTTGGCATCTTTATACCATTGAGGAATGTACTCAGTAGCAGGTTTTGGCTTTTCTAATACACCCTCTGGATTGTGGATGTCTGTAAAAATAATCTCCATCTATCGCTCCCTTGTTAGGGTGCTAGGCTACCACAGGTTTAAGAAAAGACTATACGTTTTTAGGGACTTCAATCCAAGACACGCTTGGCTCATCCCATTTCCAACGTGTTGTTTCAGTAGCCTTTGGGCGTGGGGTTGGTGCTTCCCATAGGCAAGTATCCTCATTTAATAACCAAGATGGGTATGGGCTAGGTGGAATAAAAGCATCACGAGTTGCATCATAGGTAAAACCAATACCCGCATAATTTTTACGAAACGGTGTGCCTTTATCATTTACTCCACCATACGTATTATATGAAGTTCTTAGACATCTTTGTCCTTGAAAATTACCGTACCAAGTTTCAGGGTCAAGCCCATCAATAAGTTCAGTCTCATCTTTGCCTACAATAACTTGTGTAACAATATTGTTTTCATCAAGAAAAGCATAATGTGCCATTAAAATGTCACCGTACCTGTTCCCGCTGTAAATGTATAAACCTTATTACTGCCAATTGTTGTTGGACCTGAGTAAGTCAAGCCACCGCTAATGGTTGTAATATTTGCGTAACTGCTTGGGTAGGCAATAATAACAACACCAGAACCGCCCGTGCCGCCTGGGGAAATATTACCGCAACCACATTGATCAATCATTCCCCCGCCGCCGCCTCCACCAGTATTAACAGTTCCTGGTTTTCCAAAAGAGCTACCGTAGCCTCCACCAGCACCACCGCCACCGCTTCCGCCAGTACCGCCAGACACAACTTGCTGGTTTCCGTTTCCAGCACCACCGCCACCGCCGCCAGCATAAGTAGTACTATTTATTGTAAATACTGAGCCGCTTCCGCCAGCACCACCATTTCCACTACCAATAACGCCAACTTTAACGTTATTACCTCCAACGGCTCCTGCGCCGCCTCCACCTGCCCCGCCATACCAAGTCGTTACACCGTTTCCGCCGTTGTTTCCTTGTCCAGCAGTTCCAGCACCACCACTGTTTGTAGTTCCAGACCCACTACCGCCACCTGAACCACCTGAACTACCACCAATGTTTCGTCCACCACCACCACCACCAATAGATGTTATTGATGAAAATACAGATGAACTACCACAACTTTGTCCCATAGGTCCGCCAGCACCAACAGTTACTGTGTAAGCCGTACCAGGGGTAACGGATAGCGTTGATGTTCTATAACCTCCAGCACCACCACCGCCTTGACCGTGGTAATAACCACATACAGGAGTTGAAGAATTGTAAGGGGCACCGCCACCACCTGCAACAACTAGGTAGGTAACAGAAGAGGTTGTAAATGTTGATGTAACAGCGTTAGATGCAGAAGATGCAGCAGATGTTCCATTAGCATTTGTAGCGGTAATTGTGTAGGTGTAAGTTCCAGCGACTGTTTCATTAACTGTAATTGGGCTTGAGGAGCCAGTACCAGTTACTCCAGAAGAAGAAGTTGCCGTGTAAGATGTAATAGTTTTTCCACCAGATGATGCTGGCGCGGTAAAAGGCACAGATACAACTCCACTAGTTCCACCAGAAGCAGTTCCAATAGTAGGCGCGCCTGGCACTGTAGTTGCGGTAATAGCGCCTGAAGAAGATGAGTTACTAGAGCTTCCAGTAGCATTAGTTGCCTTTACTTGGAAGGTATAAGAAGAGGTGCTTGTTAGACCAGTAACAGTTACAGGAGAAGAAGTTCCAGTACCAGTGATTGAGCCAGGGGTAGATGTAGCTGTATAAGATGTAGGAGTTCCACCAGTAGCCGCTGGAGTAAATGAGACTGTAGCCGCGCCATTGTTTAAAGCGCGCCCAGTACCAACATCTGTAGCAGTACCAATAGTAGGAGCATCAGGTACATCTGGAATAACGACGTTAGTTAAATCTACATCTTCTTCACTAGCGTGTCTTACGCTCATTATTTACTCACCTCTGTTTTTGTAAAAGAATCCCAAAACTTAGTATCTTCGTTCCACCTATAGCCAGTAGTTTGTGTTGGCGTAGGGCGGTCTATAGGGGCTTCCCATAGGCATGTATCTTCGTCTATAACCCAAGATGGGTATGGGCTAGGAGGAATAAAAGCATCACGTTCGCTATCGTAAGTATGTCCAATACAGGCATAATTTTTACGTAAAGCAACACCATTATCAGGCTGACCATCTGCTCCATAATGAACACCCCCACGAGTGTTATATGAAGTCTGCTTCCAGTTACCTTCAAAACCTATAGAATGAAGAAAAGCAATACCAGTAGCCTCATCAGGAACTTCGTTATTGTGTACAACGTTTATTTCTGTAACAATATTGTTTTCATCAAGTTTAGCAAAATGAGCCATTAGAAAGTTATGCTCCCATTTCCAGTAAAGGTATAAATTCTATTACCGTTAAGATTTTGAACTGTTGGTGAACCTGATGTTGAAGATGCAAGAGCATAAGTGTTTGAGTAGTAAATAACAGCAATACCTCCACCACCGTTACCTCCATTACCTCCAGCGCAACTACCGCCACACCAACCACCGCCACCACCACCACTACCATACGAAGTTGCATTACCGCCTTGAACAGCAGAGGAATTTTGTGGGCCACCATTACCGCCACCACCAGTTCCACCATTACCACCACCACCGCCACCTCCGCCACCCGCAAAGGAAGGGCTAGAGCCATTGTAATTTACTGTTTTACCAGCACCGCCATTACCAGTTGAACTGCCTGCAGTACCAGCACTAAAAGCACCACCACCACCGCCACCTCTACTCTGTACTCCACGAGCACCATCATTACCTTGTCCTGATGTACCTAAACCAGCAGAATTGCCTGGATTGCTACTACCACCGCCTGAACCACCATTGCCACCATTATCACTTACATAAGGACTTCCACCTCTACCACCATATATTGCTGTTAATCCAAACAAGGTTGAACTGCCACCTTGACCATTATTACCACCAGCGCCGCCAATTGTGATGTTGTATTGGATTCCAGGGGTAACAGATGTTGAAGAGTTAAGTAACCCACCCGCACCACCACCGCCACCTGTTGCTCTAGATACACCATCAGTTTGTCCTCCACCGCCACCGCCAGCAACGAGAAGGTAATTAACTGTTGTAGGACCACTGTAAAATGAACTTGTAACAGAGTTACTTGACCCAGATGCGGCAGAGGTTCCATTAGCATTAATGGCTTGAACCGTGTAGGTGTAAGTTCCAGCAACAGTTTCATTAACTGTAATTGGGCTTGAAGACCCTGTTGCAGTAACACCAGAAGAAGAAATTACTAAATAAGATGTAATAGACTTGCCACCTGTAGCACCCGCTGTAAATGGGACTGAAACTACTCCCGATGTTCCACCAGAGGCTGTACCAATAGTTGGCGCCTGTGGAACTGTAGTAGCAGTAATAGCACCAGTTGCTGTAGTAGCAGGAGAATTGCCCGAAGTGTTTGTTGCTTGTGCGGTAAAAGTATAAGAGGTAGCAGATTGAAGACCAGTTACTGTTACTGGAGAAGTACCAGAGGCTGTAAATGAGCCAGGACTAGATGTTACTGTGTAACCCGTTGTTGGGCCGCCTGTTACTGCTGGGGCAGAAATTGTCACTGTAGCAGCGCCATTATTATAGGCCCTTGAAGTTCCTACATCTGTAGCAGTACCAATAGTAGGAGTATCAGGAATATCAAAGATTACCCGTGAAGGGTCACTAATAGAAGCACCACGTAGGTACTTGTAATTGGCCATTAGTTATCCTTTCTTAATAAGGAAATCTTTAGATGTATTGCTGACTAACTCTCAGTCAAGTTAGCCCTGTGGTTGAGCCTGAGCCGCTTGTTGCTCGTCATAAGCACTCTTCAAACCTGACCAACCCGAACCGTCTTCATATTCAATTGTAACAATTTCAATACCTTCAAAAGTTGTTGAATTAGTTATTTTTGGCATTACAACTCACATCCTGTAAATAAAAGTGACGCAGCGGCGTTAACTGATGAAAATTGAACTGGCAAATTGGCTGAAATAGTTGGAGAACCAGCCGATATATCCACACCAATCGTACAACTGTTTACACCAGCAAAAACAAAACTTATAGCGGTTGGAGTGCCGCTTCCAAATGTTGGATTTGATAAACCAAAATGAGAAAGACTTGAATAAGTTGTGCCTGTTGGAGCAACTCTTGGAGTAACTGAAAAACCTATGTTTATTCTTGTATTTGCCGTGTTTGCTGACACACCTAACACTTGATTGCTAGTACCATTCCACGCTGGCAAGTACCTCTGACACAAGGCTAACTCTCCTTGGAGTGTGCCTGATGCGGTGGTAAATGGTGTGGCGACTGAACCTGCTTCTAACTGCCAACCCCAAGTGCTAAAAGTAAATGTTGTATTGACTGGCATCCAAATACGCAAACCTACCCAATCGCCTGTACCGTTAGGTGATAAGCCTGAATAAGTTGGCATAGTAAAGGTATAAGAATACTTAGCCCATGAGGTTCCAACTGAAACTGATGAAGCAATTACACCGAAAAAGTAGTTGTTGCCAGCAATGTCATATTCCATATCAACTTGTGGCAAAGTCAAAGATGATGCTGCCTTAGCCCAAAATGAAAATGTAACCGTTTGTCCTGCAAGAATTGCGCCTTCGATTCTTTGCTCTATAAGATTATAACTACCGCCTGAACCTGCAACCGATTGAGCAATTTGCATATAACGGTTGTAGCCACCGCTTATGGCGTTGGTTGGGTTACCAGCAGTGTTTGGTGTGAATGTTTGTTGAGTAACTGTTCTGGTTGCACCTGTTCCATCGTATCCATGTAGAAAACGGTCAGCACTATACTGGTTATTTGAAGTAATTGAAATAGATGTACCGCGCTGCCAGATACTAAAGTCACCGTTAATGATTTTGTTCTTACCAGCAAGAAACGGGCTGGCCGCACCTGCTGAGTTTTGTTCTACTGTTGAAGTTAATTGTGCGCGACTCATTAGTTACCTGCCTGTGGTGTAGAAGAGTTGGATACAAGTGTGTCGTAAATAGCCTTTGGCATAGAAGTAAACTCGCCATTGCCTCGGTCTATAATAATATGTTGTGTTACAACACCCATATATTCAGTTTCAATAATGTTTATGTTATCCATTAAAGTTCTGCTCCTAATCCTAAATATCCAGACAAACTGCCATTTGCTCCCATTGAATAAAATCTTTGAGAGGTTAAACCAGATGCAACTGTTGCAGCCAATACAGGTAAATCGGCAGAATAAAACGAAGTATTTATTGTGAGTGCGGTGATGGCATATCCTGCTGATTCGTCTGACAATCTCAAAGTTGAGTAGTCAATTGTGGTTGGATAAGTTCGCATAGTTGTAGGGCATTTGACTTGTATTTGAGCCGAAGTTGCCGAACCACTCTGACCAGCACCAAAGTTTGTGTATAGAGCCAAAGCAGTTTCTCTAAAGTAATACCTCTGACAAGCGGCTAACTCCCCCTGAAGTGTGCCACCGCTTCTGCGGAAGGCAGGAGCAGTTGCAGCGGTGTAAGTTCCAAGGTCAATCTGTACGCCTGTTATTTGATAATAGTCATTAGTGCCAGCAGTACCCGTTGGGGTAAATCCAAAAGTAGGAGCCATCTCGGTAGCGTTTGATGGAATAGTTCCTGTAAAAACAAAACGCTGCCAAGTAGTTGTAAGTGTTGCCGTTCCGCTTATAGGGTTGCTTCCACCCGTATAACCTGCCCAAGAATTTTGGTCGGTTCCTGTGCCAGTAGAAATATAAGCAGACAAAGCGTTTGAAACGGCCGAGTAATTAGAACCAGAGCGAGCATAGAAACTAAAAGTTACGGCTTTTCCAGCAAAAGGAATTGCATTAGCGGTTTCAACATTTTGCACCAAATAAAGCGCACTAGTTCCAGTTTGACCAGAGTTGCGTTGAAAACTCAAGCAATACTGAATATTTGGAAGGTTGGTTGTGTCACCTGTTGCCTGACGAGATATGGTTGTAGCCTGATTTGCATTTGTTTGAGTCTGCCAACGGTCTGCCGTAAATCCTGATGTGTAAGCGGTTGAAGCGGCAAGGCTGAAGTTTGTGCTTCTTTGCCAGATGTCAAACCCGCCGTTGATAACTGGATTAACAAGGCTGGCTACTGGGGTTGCCCAAGATACGCCCGTAGAGGCGGAAGAGTTTGCCACGAGTGTTGTACCGTCAGCTCCGACTGGGAGGTTAGTGACTGACGAAGGGTTATTAGCAACAATTAAATCACCTTTAGAGCTTACTACAGAAGAGGCAATTGCTGTAGGTATGGCAAATGAAGAAAATGTAACAATCTCTATTACATCTCCCGCAACTAGTGCATTAACAAGTACTACAGATGTGCCGTTAGAGGCTGTGTAGTCTGCAGTTCTAACAAGGAGAACTCCGTTAACATAGACTTCTTCTTTACCTACTAGATATGAAATTGTTGCGCCATTTGAATCTGTGCCAGATATAGTTGTTTCTCCACCTGTAGCGTTATACGTGTATCTGTTTACGGTTCCAGCGCCACCGTTTACACTTGAGATGGTCATGCTATGAAATCTCCGAACCAAAGGCGTTAAATGACAAGTTAGCTGAAGAGGCATAGACGCGAATAGTTGCGCCGTTTTCAAGAGTAAGTCCAAGAGTAAGGGCGGTTGTATCTGAAGCCGCTACTGTGGCTCCATAGACAATCCAGTTCTTAGCAACTGAAGATGATGTTCCACTTGGCCATACAGCGATGCGGTATGTGGCAGCAGAGGCTGTTTGATTGCAAATGGTGATAGTTGAGACCACAGCCGCAGCAGTGCCGCTAGGGGTGTATAGAGTTGTCTCTGTTGTTGCTGCTGGGTTAGATTGACCCAACACCTTGTATGCAGTAGCTATTTTGGGTTCTCCTTAAATACGCGTGGTTTAATTATCGCTATAAGGGGGGCGTTTGTAAGGGTAAAACCCCTCTGTGATAAACTCTCTCAGTGAACCTAGTTGAGCGCGCCGTCTCCAATGGTGGAAAATTAGCGCCCCTAGCAATACCTCAAGGGCTCACCTCAGGAACAGGGTTAATGAACCCCTCTGTCTTTATAGATGATGATGGGGACATATTAGTTAATCTGCGCCATGTAAATTACACGCTATATCACTCTGAAAATCAGCAGAAATTTCCAAGTCGTTGGGGTCCACTTTCTTATCTACATCCAGAGAAAGACCAGCGCTTAATTACTGAAAATTATCTATGCCGTCTTAATACAGATTTAGAGATTACCGACTATGCAAGAGTAGAGATGCTTGACCTTCACACACCTATATGGGAGTTTGTAGGTCTAGAAGATGCTCGTCTTGTTCAATGGGAAGGTCAGTATTATCTAATTGGTGTTAGGCGCGATACCACTACAAATGGTGTTGGGCGCATGGAGTACACACGCATTGAAATTAATAAAGATGAGTGGTCTATTAAAGAAACTAATCGTGTACGCATACCTGCGCCAAATGATAACTCTTCATATTGTGAGAAGAACTGGTACCCAGTATTAGATATGCCATACCATTTTATTAAGTGGACTATGCCTACAGAGTTAGTTAAGGCAGACCCTAATGAGCCAAAAATAGAACAGATATTTGTTAAAGAAACTCCACCAGCTCCAGCAGACCAACGCGGTGGCTCTCAAGTAGTTAGATGGGGCAGTATGTATATTGCCATCACTCACGAGGTTAATCTATTTAAGAACTACCTTCAACAGAAAGATGGCATATACCGTCACCGACTTGTATTGTGGGATGAGCAATTTAACTTTGTAGGTCTATCCAAGGAGTTTGCATTTCTAGATGGGCGCATTGAATTTGCGGTAGGTGCTGCTGTGTTTGAAGGTGACTTGCTTATCTCTTGGGGGTTTCAAGATAACGCAGCCTTTGTTCTACGTACCCCAAAGATAGTGGTAGAAGAGTTAATTAAAGAGGCGCTTGCATATGAAAATTAATGAGATTATTGAGCGCCTATCTAAAGACCCATTTAATCCAGAGCTTAACTTTGAGGCAGCTTTAGAGTATGAGAGCACTGGTCAGTCTGCTTCCGCAGTTTCTTTCTATTTAAGGGCTGCTGAGTATGGTTACGATACCCATCAAACTATTGCTTATACCTCGCTACTTAAAGTGGCTAACTGCTTTGAAAACCAAAACGACAGAAAGCACACAGTAAGTAACTGCATACTTCAAGCTATTGCCTACCTACCAGAACGCCAAGAGGGTTACTTTCTATTATCTAGATTTCACGAGCGCAACGGTGATTGGCAGGAGTGCTATACCTTTGCTCAGGTAGGATTATCAAAGAGGGCCTCTATACCCGCACATTTGCCAGCGGATGTTCAGTACCCAGGTAGATTTGGACTTTTATATGAAAAAGCAATTAGTGGTTGGTGGTTAGGCCGCGCTAAAGAGTCTGAGGACTTATTTAAAGACCTACTATGCCAAGTAATATCTGACGAGTACAGATTATCTATTGAAGACAACTTAAGGAGAATAGGTGCTCCTATTTGATATTGGTGCTAATCGTGGCGATGCAACATTAATTGGTTTACAAAAGGGATATAAAGTAATTGCTCTTGAACCAGCGCCTAAAATCTATAAAGAGCTTGTATCTAACTTTATATATAATCCAAATGTAGTCCCACTTAAGCTAGCAGTCTCCAACACAAACA